ATTTTACTGTCTAACCAATGCTCTTTGCATGGAAAGACATACTTATGATTGGCATCGACGCTTATAAAGTTGTCGATGCCTTTTTTTGTGACTGGAAATTCTAATATACGACCAAGATATTCTATATACTTTTCTTTATATAAGAAGAATGCTTCGTGATCTATGAAATGAACTGCCATATCTTTATAGTAATCAAGAGCGATAGGTAAGGTACATTCACCACCAACTCTTTCTTGCTGTACTTTGTTTATATTTTTATCTCTTACAATAACTGCTATGATTGGCATCACACCTAATTCAAATGCTCTCATTGCAACTTCTTTTATTTTAGGAGTTTGTCTCACACCGTCATAAAAGAAAGGCACACTCACATTAGCACAGAAGTAATCTCCGTCTGCAAAAGTTTCTTTTTTCATTTCCTCTGGGTATACCCAAAATCTTGCAAATGGTTCTTCATCACTAGGAACCCAATACTTATCATGTAGACTCTCCCACCCAACCACATTCTCATGTAATGAGAACAGTCTTGCAAATAGATGGTTGCCTGATCCTTGAGGACCTGTGACTATCAATAGTTTTTTCATCGTTTTCTTAGTGGTGATGGTTTGAAATTGCATATGTATTTTTGATTCTGATCTACTTGAATGTTTTTTGATATTGAATTGTAATCTATTGGAATGTTTATATTCAAAGATTTTACATATTTTTCTCGATATAGTAATAAAGATTCATAGTTCAAAAATATAGGATTTTCTATTTGGTCTATGAGATCAAGAAACTCTGGTGTTGTTTCTTCTTTCCATCTTCTTTCCTGTTGCAATTTGAGTATGTTTTTATCTCTAGAGGTAACGCCAACTTGAACATTGAAACCTAGGTCTTTCAGTGTTTCTATAAACTCTTTGATTTTTGGTATCATCTTGTCTCCGTACACATGACCACCAAAGGGGACACTGGTATTTGTGAAATAATTTTCATCTTTGAAAGGACGATCGTATAGAAGTTTTGGTTCTAACCAAGTATCGTGAAATGGTTCTTTTGCATGTCCCACCCAATATTTTTTTGTTAATTGTTCCCAACCACATACATCTTTATGTGAAGAAAATATTTTTGACCAAAGATGATTGCCAGATCCTTGAGGTCCACAAACACATAAAATATTTCTAACAGCACTTCCCATTTGAACCTTCATCATATGCATGATCAGTATCTTTCGTTAGTGGTTTCTTTGCATCGGGGTGATTTGGATCCCATAAGAAAGGAACTCCAGTTTTATTACCATCGTCTAATGGATTCTCCTTCACATAATTGATATACTTTGCATTTGCATCTCTCTCTAATATCTCATTTACTCTCTTGTCATACCATGCTATAGGAAACCCAAGATCAAGCGACTTCAAATATTCTTGTTTGTAAAGATATAATAATTCGTAACTTAGAAATGTAGGACATGGAAATGCTCCTTGTATATCTTTCAAGGCATCATAAAAATGCCTGATAGTAGATTCCTCTCTTATTCTTTTTTGTTGGTTTTCTAATATTGTTTGATCTCTACCTATCACACATATCTTTACTTTCATTCCCAAACTCTCTGCCTTCAATCCAAACTCTTTGATGTCAGGACACCACTTAGTTCCTTTGCTCTCTATGCCTAGTGGTACACTGATGCTAGTAAAGAAATGATTGTGTGTACTAAAATCAAATTGAGATAGTAATTCTGGATCTCTCCAACATGCAGCGAATGGTTCTGAGTATCTGTGTGCCTCCCAGTAATTGTCTAATAAAGTCTTCCAACCAAATACATCTTCATGTAAAGAGAATATTTTAGACCACAGATGATTGCCTGATCCTTGTGGACCGGTTAGTATGGCAAGAGTTTTCATCATATATTATCAGTTACAACTAATTATAACACATAAATAGTGGGACAACAACGTGTGTCTCTACACACGAAGTGCTCTTTAGCGTACATAATGGCAAATCCAAAAATAAAGGTCAAACGTTCCTCCGTTGCAGGAAAAGTTCCAGTACCTTCACAATTAGAACGTGGTGAGTTAGCAGTAAACTCATACGACGGAAAAGTTTATATTGTAAAAGATCAGTTCTCTGTTGGAATCGCTACAACAACGACAACTGTAAACCCATGGTTAGAAACTGGTGTAGGAGTAGGACTATCATATTCTGGTGATGTAAAGATTGTCGGTATTCTTACTGTTGGATCTTCTTCACTTACATTAGATGGTAGTAATAATACAGTCAATGTAGGAACTGCTCTGACATTAGGTCATTCTCAAGGACTACAATTTCATACCCAAAATTTACATTCAACAGGTTTTGATGTCAATCAAATCAAGGTATCAGGTATATCAACATTTACTGGTGCTATTGATGCAAACGGAAACCTAGATGTAGACGGTCATACAGAATTAGATAATGTAAACATCTCTGGTGTTACAACTGCATTCCGAATTAAACTTGCGGATAACCGATATTTACAAATCGGAAATAGTTCAGATCTTCAACTATATCATGACGGAAACCATTCTTATGTGAATGCATATGGTGGCACAGGAAATCTTTATGTATCTGGTAATTCGGTTAGAGTACAGAGTAATGATAATAGATTAGTCAATCTTTCTGGAACCGACATAATAAAAACTGATAGTACAAGTGCATACCTATATCACAGTGGAACTGAGAAACTACAGACTACAAGTGATGGTATTGAATTAATAAACACTGACTCTGGCAGTAGTGCAGGTCCTATAATTGACTTGTACAGAAATAGTTCTTCTGCTGCTGACGCTGACTATCTTGGTCAGATAAAGTTTCAAGGTGAAAATGATGCAGGTCAGAAGATAGTTTATAGTAAGATAACAGGTAAGATATTAGATGCAAGTGATGGTACTGAAGATGGTATCATAGAATTTGCATTCAAGAAAGCAGGATCAAATAATATATCAGGTAGATTTAGGAGTGATAGTTTACAATTACTGAATGGCACAAACTTCACTGTTGCAGGAGATTCTACATTCACTGGAGTAGTAAATGCCAATCATGGTGTTACTGGTAATATAAACTCTGCAGGTATATCTACAATATCAGGATTCACATTCCCGTCCGTAGACGGGAGTGAAGATCAAGCACTGGTTACAGATGGAAATGGATCTCTCTCATTCAAAACACTGTCTGGTGGTGGAGGAGGTGCTACAGGTGCCGGTACTACTATAAGTACAGGTGTTACTACAGCAACACAAGGACAGACATCCTTTACTGCACCTAATGTGTTTGATGATGGTGAGCAGGCAACAGCATTTTCTACTCAGGTATTTCTAAATGGTGTGAAACAGAGACTTGGTGCATCTAATGATTACCAATTATCAGCACCACAGACTGTGACCTTCAACTCTGGAGTTACACTCGGAGATGATGTCACTATCGTTGTATATTTTGGACATACATTAGAAGAAGAATTTTTTACAGCGACACAAGGACAAAAAGATTTTACTCTAGCAGGTAATCTAGCAGCAGCAAAAAATTACAAAGTATTTTTGAATGGTGTAAGACTTAGAAATACTGTGGACTATTCAGCGAGTGCTGCGGTTGTTCTAAATCAAATCGCTCAAGCAGGAGATCAAGTAGATATTGTCTCCGATCAGGCAGAAGATAGGTTGACAGCAGTGCAAAATCAAACCTCATTTGCACCATCAGATTCAAATACAACATCAGATAACATGCAAGTGTATATGAACGGTATCTTACTAAGAGAAACTGAAGACTGGTCAATAGGAAGTCCCTCTGTGACAATCCTAGATGCAGACGGTCTGAATGCCGGTGATCAATTGGATGTTGTTGTAAGACGTTCATAAATAACTAAAAAAGTATATGGCAGACCATCTAACCACAGAACTCAGAGAAGATGATATGCTCAATTATAGAGAAGAATTTATTCTCTACGGTTTGAGGCAGTTAGGTCATCCTGTCGTGGAAGTTAATATTGCTGATGAACAAATAGAAGAAGTGATGCAAGACACCATATCATTTTTTCAAAACAGACATATGGATGGTGTGGAGAAAGTATATCTAAAACATAAAGTTCCAGAACACTTTATCAAAAGGGTAGGTGGAAGAGCAGATGATAATACTATAGGTATCAAAACTACCACATCAAGTCAATACAGTAGAGGTGGAGATATTGTTGGATTGAGCACAACATCTTTCGATTCATTTGAAGAGGATCAAAATTTTCTTGTTATACCTGATGCTGTTATAGGTATAGAGAAAGTTTGGAAATTAGACAACCGTGCTATCAGCACTAACATGTTTAGTGTCAACTATCAATTATTCTTGAATGAAATATACTATTTCAGTAGCACTGAAGTATTGAATTATTCTATGACAAAAAGATATCTTGAGGATCTTGATTTTATATTACATCCAGATAAACAAATAAGATATAACAGAAGAAGAAATAGATTGTATATTGATACTGATAAAGGAAGTTTGCAAGAAGATGATTATCTAATCATACAATGCTATAGAGCAATAAATCCCGGTGAAGTGGGTAATAGAATATATGGTGACCTCTTCTTTAGAAGATACTTTACTGCTTTGCTAAAACGTCAGTGGGGACAAAACCTCATGAAGTTTCAAGGTGTAAAAATGCCGGGTGGTATGGAACTAAATGGTAGACAAATATGGGAGGATGGTACAGCAGAACTAGAGAAGTTGGAGTCTCGTATGAATATGGATTACGAATTACCTCCACTTGATTTTATTGGATAATGGCACTCAATAATTATTTTCGACTCACCGATGCAAGAAATGAGCAGGATCTTGCTCAGTCTTTGATTGATGAACATATAAAAATTCATGGTATAGAGTTTGTCTATATGCCACGAACTTTTGTGAATACAAAAACTGTGATGAGAGAAGTCACCTCATCAAAGTTTGAGAAGTCATTCCCTCTCGAAGGGTACATTGAAAACTATGAAGGATTCGGAGATCAATATAATCTACTAACAAAATTTGGAGTTAGATCTACAGCAGAAATGCAGATCACTATTTCTCAGGCACGATTTGGTGAGTTGATTACACCTGTTCTAAGAAAACAAGGTGGAGTTGGACTTGATAGTGTACCCACTAGACCGCTTGAAGGTGATCTAATGTATTTTCCTTTGGGTGATATATTATTTGAAGTCAAGCATGTAAAACATACTGCACCCACATTCTATGCTTTAGGTAAAAACTATTGTTACGTATTAGAGTGTGAGATGTTTGAACTTGGTGATGAGAAAATTGAAACTGGTGTTGGTGCTATTGATGATGATTTTGCTACATTGGGATACAATGTCACTATGACATTGGCAGGTATTGGCACAACTGCAACTGCACAGACATCATTGGTTGATGGTGGTATTCATAAAATCAAAATATTCAACGAAGGAACAGGATTTACAGCAGATCCTACAGTCATCATATCTAAACCTAATGGCACTGGTAGAAGAGCAACAGCAGTTGCTATTACCACTGCAAATGCACAAGGATCTAGATCACTGCAAGAGTTTAGA